GATCTCTCGCAAAATGATATAACTTTATCTAACAACCCAACATAGATTTCCCCATTAGTTTGATTAAACAAACGAATCTTTCCATCCCAGTATTTGTTTCTATACTGAGGCATGAATTTAGCTCCAGGAACCTCAAACGTAAACGCATCTGATAACTCACAGAATACGTGCGGTTCTTCTGAATCAATTTTTAAGAAGACTTCATTCTTCTTTGATATAGTCAAATGGGCCATTCATATTATATCAATCGGAGTTATTTATTAGTCAAACCCACGAATGAATTTTTGCCATTCAATAGCATTTTTAATCTGAAATGTTCTGTTCTGAATCGTCTTTATAATATTTTCCAGATAATCAATCATAGTATCATAATATTCAACCTTAAGTTCCGCATCAGTTAATCTCTGATCAGAATCTAGATATCTTTGTATTGCATCCTTTTCCCGTACCTTATATGGAAAGGGATCTTTTTCATATACTTCTGGTTCTGCTTTACCAGAATAATATAAGTATCTTTCTTGTAAAACTTTCTGATATATCTTCTTGGCTTTTACCCGAAGAAGTCTCAAATCATTAAAGAGCTGATAATATTTTGCATGTAATGAAGGCACTACTAATGAAGCAGTGTGCAATTCATCAGGATCAATATGAGAATCTTTCTCCCACATTGATTGAATTGTATCAAGGTTCATACTTCTTTGAAGTCTTTATCTAATATTTGGAAAATTTGGTATTTAAATAATACCTGTGCAGTAAAATAATTTATATCTGTATTAGTCGCATCGAAATCCAAAGCAGATAAACTAACTGGGAATAACCCTTCTAGTTTAACATATGCCTGAGGCCTTAGGTTACTGTTTAATATTTGTAAAGTACCATCAGAGTACTCTGCAAATGGATTATCCTTTTCACCAATATCTGGATAGAATAAATCCTCTTTCTTCATATCAGTAAAATCTCTTTGACTGTTGGGATAACCCAATCCAATCATCCATTTATATATTTCCTTATAATTAGTCATCTCCTCATCAACAATAAAACTAACACGAAAATCATCGTAGACTAGTTTATCGCCTGGTATTGCAAGGTCTTTATATGGATTAGATTGTTCAGCAGTACCCAGTGTTATCCCTGGAAGATTAGCTTGAATGGACAAGAAATCTACCTTTGGACATTTATTAATCTTTAACTTAAATCCAACAGGTGATAGAAAATTCCTATTTGATACCTGTTGTAATAGAGGGTTTACTGCCATTATACTGTACCTTACAGTTATATTTAGACAAAAAAAGAGACCCCCGAAGGAGTCTCTTGAATAAAGGATATATTTCCTTTCTTCTTACATAAGGTTAGTAACCTTAACACGACGGTAGTAACGGTTAGCGTTCTGTGTAAGAGCACCAAGTCCTTGAGTAGCACCTTCAGCGAATGGGTTGGCAACCATACCATATCTGGTCTTGAAGCCGATCTTAGGCTGGAAGGAGTTCTCTCCAACTGCACGAACCATTTGTAGCGGAACGTAAGGACAATAGAACAGTCCAGCGTCATAAGGGGAAGAACCCTTATATCCAACTACGTAGAAGTGATTAGCTTCTGCGCCACCTGAAGCAGCATAAGGATCGATGTATACACGATACTTACCATTGATTGTTCCAGCAAATGTATTGCCAGTGTCATCAACGTTCAAGTTAGCGTTAAGAGCAGGTGTGTAATCAAGTACACCAGCCATTGTTAGTGCAGAAGCAACGTCAGCAGAAGTAACAATGATGTTACCTTTTCCACGACGAGTTCTTTGTGCAACAGCGTTTGCATCTCTTTCAATCTGGAACAGAAGTCCTTTGAACTTCTCAACAGACCAACGACCATTACTGTCAACGTCTAAGTCGAAAGTACCAGCAGTTGCGGTATTAGCTTGAGCACCAGACTCAGCAACCTTGTAAATTGTACGAACAACTTCTCTGTTAATTTCAGCAAGTATCTCAGTTGAAAGGATGTTTGCCAACTCGGCCTCAGCATTCAATCCGTGAATTGCTTTAAGGTCTTGGGCAAGTTCCAATGAGTACTCAGCCTTTAGAGCACGAGACTTAGCAGTAACTGTGACTTTCTCGATTGAGAATGCCATTTCACGGAAGGCATTATTGCCTGTTCCGTCAAGAGCTTCTGCATCACCAGTCTGCATACCTTGACCAACTGAATACAATGCCTGAGCAATGTCTCCAGAAGCAAGTACAGATGGGTTAGTTCCCTGTTGTGCGGCTGTACCTAAACCAGCGTTGGCTTTTGTGAAGCCACCAGTTAGGTCGGAGTTACCGTCCTGAGAAGAGAATGCAGAATCAACTTCGTTGTAGAATGTTTCTGTTCCATTCTGGGCGGTGTAACGTGAACGCATCGCAAAGATCAGACCTGTTGGTCCGTTCATTGGTTGTACGCCACAAATGTCGTATGCCAAAAGGTTAGGCATTGAACGACGAATAAGACTTATAAGAACTGGGTCGAAACCTGCAGTAGGTCCAGCTGCGGTTGCACCGCCACCGAATCCACCAGCTGCACCAGCTGCGTTACCTGCATTGGTAATCTCTTGCAACTGCTGTGGGCTTCCACTTACAAATTCTCTTTCCTCACGCATAAAGCGTTCTTGGTTTTCTAGCAGGACTGCTGTGGTAGCTCGCCTATGAGGATCTTTGATATCCTCAAGTCCTTCATGTTCTAGAAGGGGCTTCCACTTTTCCTGCAACTGTTCTGAATCGAACATTTGCTTTTAATTAGAATAGTGTTTACGTTTGAATTTATAATGTTAAATTCACTTCTTGACCATATTCAAAGCACTTACGTACTGAGCCATAGATCCAGTATATGTCTGGGCCTGTTGCTCTTCACTTAGTACTTGCTCTGAGGTCTCTTTCTGGACGCTCTGTCCGAAGTATGACTCCTTTAGAGTCTCCAGTTTTTCACGATATGATTCTTCACTTTCAAACTCAACACTTTCAGCAAGTGTCGTGAGCTTTTCTTTCTGACTTAAGGCAAGGCCTTCAGCCACAGAAGAAATGATTCCGTCTGCAGTAGACTCAGCGAGTCTCTTATTCAGACCTACATTCTTCTCGATTTGCTCATTGAGTTTGGTCTCCATTTCATCAAGTTTAGTGACCATATTCTCGACGACATCATATTTATCTTCAGGGATTGATACATAATGTTCTTCAAAAAGCTTTCTCATGCCACCAAGGAAGGATTCAGTCATCTCAGACTTTAATCCATGCTCAACAGCAAGTGCGTTCTCCTTGATCCATTCGTCAGAAACGTATTCAAGGTAAGAATCGACTCTTTCTACAAGAGCAGACTTGACGGATTCAATTTCCTCGCCAATCTTCTCTTCGTTTTCTTTCTTAAGTTCCTCTGCAATAGTAGCAACCTTTGTGTTAATTGCTGCCTCAAAGATTGTTCTTGCTTTGTTTTGGAACTCTTCTGAAAGTTCTTCTCCAGAGAATAATGCAGACATATCCTGTTCGATATCGACAGGTTTTTCGGTGACTTCAGCCACTTGCTCTTCCTCTGCAACTACTTCTTTGGACTCATCTGGTTCGACAGATTCAGGTTTAACATCACCAGACTTAACTGCTGACTTAGCACCTTTATTAACAACATTGCTCACCTGAGCAAGTGTCTTTCCAGGTGTATTTAATTTAGCCGAATCGTCATCGGTCTTGTAGTTATCGGGAGTAGGTCCGCCTAGATCCTCCACTTCTGCAGAATTGCCAGGTGTTACTACACCAGATGCATTGTTACCTGCTTTGGGAAGGGCTTTGTCTCCAGGAGCTGCGTTAGCGTTAACAGCAGTCTTGGATTGCACAGTGCCTACTTCCATTTCTTGTAATTCGTTACCAACGGACATTGTTTTTGCTCTCCGATTAAGACTTTATACTTGTGGAATCTTTTATTATTTAGAAAAGTTATAAATTAAAGATTTGATAAGAAATCTTGGAATAACTTAATTTTGTTTTCTTGTAGTTCACGTGAACTTGCAAGAGTATTAATTTGCTTATATGTTCTAGTTGCATACTTCTCACGAAGAACACCACCGTCCCAAATCCAGTCTTTTCCTTCCATAATGCCATCCACGAAAGCATCAGGAGCTGAAGGATCCGCTACTATATCAGCAGCAGTTGCAAGCATGAAATCTTCACCGACAACATTAACACCTTCATTATTCATATTAACTGAACCAACACCTCTAGAAGAAACACCAAGTTTAACTCCTTCATCAAGAAGATTCTTGGCAATATTGCCCATAGGTGTACTCAAAATTTTAGCACGACCAATGAAGTTTGATCCTTCCTGTCGCAGAGAAGTAATCTTATGTGAAACTCTGTCTAGATTGACAGTTGGGCCATCAGGATGACCTAGTTCACCAAGAGCACGTCCTTTACCAACAAAGGCTTCATTATATCTTGACACCTCTTTTGCAAGAGTATGTGCAGGATACAAACGACCATTGCGATTCTTGATATCCCCTTGAAGGAAAACTCCTTCAATGAAAAGGTTCTTTTTACCGCCACGTTCCTCGACGATAACCTCTACATTTTCGATCTCTTCTCTAATAAGTTTCATTGGTTTAGTTTAGGAATAACCGTATGCGATCTTTGTGACTAAAACACTTGCACCATTAGATGCAGCGGTAAGTGTATCTGTAGAATCTTTTTCTAAAAGAACAGTCTCTTTAGTATTAACAGTTAAACTACCAACAGTTGTACCACCAGCTAATTTTCTAGTGATTGCAATTGCGGCTGAATGATTATTAAAAAGTCTTACTACAGTGGCAGTACCAACATTAGATGCAGAAGATAAATTACCTTCAGCTGCTAAAACTTTAATTAACATTTTCGGGATCCTCTTCTTGGTCTACAGTTGGTTCTTCAGGTTCTACTTCATCGCTCTTAAAAAGATCTGCAACGGCAGAAGGTCTTTCGCCTTCAACCTTATTAGCGGATTTCGCATAAAGAAGATCTTTAATAGCATCAGATATTTCATGTGCAGGAGCATCGTCCAACACTTTAGTAATCAATTGTTCAGAATCCACGATGATGTAAATATACTAAGTTTATTTATATTTCGCCGCCGGTTGGTGCTTTTGGAGCTTCTGGAGCTTCCATCTCAGCCTGTTGTGCAGCAACATCTGTAGCAGCGGCAGTTAGTTCCATTTGTTGCATGATTATTGGATCTGCATATAATCCAGCATCAATCTCGGCAGCAATTATTTTATCCTGTTCGATTATTTCTTCTTCAGTCTGATGTAGAATCTCACGTCTTATATAATCTTGTGAATAATACTTACCAATATATGGTTCGACTTGTTGAAGATTGCCCATTCTCTCATTAAAGAGTTCACTGTTCTTAAGTTCAGCAAAATGATTATCATACATATAATCAAATTGGATGTGTTCAGACATTGAAGTCCAGTCTTCTGGAGTCACTACATTCTTAAGAAGTAGTTGTGTCTTCAATATATCAAGGAACATATTTGAGAATCTCTTCCTCAAACGTCCAACAAACTTATTAAACCTCAGTTCATCTCTTAGAATCTCTGAAGATCTACCAAGATTAAATCCACTTTCTCCACCTATACGAGTCTCAGGAACACCTAAAGCTTTGTATAGTTTCTTCTGGAAATAATGAATATCAGTAATTTCGCCAAGATTTTGTCCACCTGGAAGTGTTGTAATCTCAGTTCCTCTACCTCCTTCACGTCTAGGCAGCCAGAAATCTTCTAGCATAGACATGAATTTCTTATCATCACGAACCTCACCTGTGTTAGCATCATATACTAACTTGGATCTATAACGACCCATTACTTCTCTAAGGTATTGTTCTGCCTTAACTTTAGGTAAATTACCTACGTCAATGTAAAATATTCTTCTTTCTGGAGCACGTGATATACGATAGATGACCAAAGAATCCTCAATCATTCTAAGTTGATTGAGTACTTTAATACCTTTATGTAACCAGGAAAGGGTAACATGTTTGTTACGATCTACTAGTCCAGAAGTACAATATGTTACTGCATCCTTTGCAATTTTTATTGCACCCTGCGTTCCATTGGTGGGAGAATAACTTTTATTAGCTCCACTAACAGGATTATATTCAAAATATTCTTCTAATTCTGGAGTGATTGCACTCTTATTAGGTTGTAAGTCAACACCATTAAGATCTTTCTTCTTCATCTGGCGGACATATTTGACCTTCAATGCATCAATATATCTTAATTCTTGAATGCCAGCATGTGGATCTTTAAGATCAACTACCTTATGATAATACAATCTACCGTCAATATACCAGTTACGGAAGATCTCATGTGATTTTGAATCAAAATCTAATAGGTCTTTTATATACTTAAACTCATCACGAATGATTTTTTTAATATTATCACCGACTGGTAAATTCGATAAGTCTATTTCTACAGGAGTGTCATTTAAATCTGAGACTATAGCCTCATTAACAACATCCTCAATCGCCTCATCACACTCTGGATGAAGCGACATTTCTCTGTACCTCTTTATCAAATCGTATTCATTTCTGAATACGCCCTCAATATCAACGTACTGACCATAAAAGCCACTACTAACATAGTAGTCGGATTTATCTGCATCATTTTGCGGTACAGGAGATACCGCACCCTGAGGCAGATTATTATCGTCAGACCCCTCTATAGAGAACCCGAATAATTTAGCCATTTCGTCAGTTCTAGTCTATGTTCTATTTATCAGCCTACGACAACCTTGCCGGCAGCATCAAGAGCTTCCCACCACTGAACTTGGAATTCAACAGAGAACTCTTCGATTACGTTATTGCTATCGTATGAAAGATCGATACCAGAAACGTTAGTTGGGAATACACCATGCATATGATATGACCTGAGAACAGGAACAACATCAGAAGATGTTGCTGGAGCACTTGTTGCTCCTAAAATTGGTGCTCTACCGAGTTGATAAACATAAGCTTCTTGTTGATAAACGGTAGGATCAACGATACCTGCGTTATCAGAAGTTTTGTTAATAATGTTCATCCACTTTTCCATAGCATCTCTAATGGTAAAGTTACTGTCGTTAATAACTGTAACAGTCCATGTATCAAAGCTTCTTTCTCCTGCGATCTTTAATTCCCTTCCTCTAAAAGGAACAGAGATAGGAGTTACGATTGATGCTGGTAAATTTGCGCCTTTAACTAAAAAACGCAATTTATCAGAAACATCATTTGGGTCTATAGCTAATTCTGGGAAATTGATTTCAATTTCAAAGAAATTAGGGCGAACACCACCACCAAGTAGTTTACTCTTAAATGTATCTAGGGTTCTCGCATTAGCCCCTGTATTAGGGATTTGCTGAGGCATTGTCTTTGTCTCCTGGGTTTATTAAATGATGGTTAGAATTAAACTGTGCCAACTACTTCTTCGAAACTGATACCTGTGCGTGTTGCAACAAATGTCAATCCAATGAAGTTGATAGAACGTGCCGGTTTGATGAATATATCAGCACGGAATTCATTTGCGTCGATAATGTCGGCGGTATTGTTAGATTCATCACAAACAACTAAGAAGTCTGTGATACCTCTTTTCGCTTGAATATCACGAAGATAAGGTTCAACGATGTTAACAAAGTTGGCCCTTGTGATGTCATCATTGAATTCAAAGAGTTGTGCTCTTGCAGCTCTTTCTATTGCAGTCTCTACGGTTAAGAACAATCGACGAACGTTAATTCTATCAAAAGCGGAAACATAAGATAATGCAGTCTTGTCACCAAAGAGGATTACTCCTTGACCAGGGAAAGCAACAACTGGGTTAACTCTCTTAGTATATAGAAGATCTCTTTGAGCTTGAGATGGGTTATATGCAAGTTTAATTGCATTATTAACAACACCTCTATCTGCACCCGCTGGTGAGAACCAAGGGTAAGAATTTTGAGATGTTCTTGCCATCATACCTGCAACGTCAGCGTTACAAGGAATATAACGGAATTTATTATTGAAACGGTCAAAGATGTACTTGTAACCTGAATCTATAACACCATAAGAAGAAGATGAGATTTGATCACATGTCTTCAATATATTTTCTGTCTGTGTATCACTATTACTAATAGGTACTGGTGCGTTACCAGCTCCACTAAGTACATCAGATTTTGATGGAGAAACAACTGCGATACAGTCCTTTCTTTCTCCAGCGATAGAGATTAACTTGTTAGCCTTACCAACAGTCTCATCTCTACTTCCAAGGCCTGGACCTTGAATTAAGTAATTAACAGGATACTCTTTTACATTTGCAAACTCATTATATCCAGAGATCAAATCTCCAAGAGTTGCTGAATATGTAGGAGACTCATAAGTACCACCGTAATCCTTACCACCCTCTAGTGAGAATGTAGATTGTCCGATTCCTGTAAAGTTAACTCCTTGTGCAACTTGACCCCATGCACCAGCAGCAATATTTGATGCACTGTTTGCAGCCGTTAGTGGAGTTCCATTTGGATTAACACCACCAAATACAAATTCGGAATTATTTGCTAGGAAATCCTTCCAATAAATTGGAGAATTAAATTGTTTTGCATCTTCTGCCTTAGAAAGATTCTGCCAAGTTTCTAGAATTGAACCAGCATTTCCTGATTGTGATCCATCATCGTCAACAACGACAACATGAACTTCATCAAATCTAGACTTTCTAGCAGATGCATATGCAGAAGTTTGTGGTTTCTGTGCAACACTACTCCAATAAACGGTAGAATTATCAAGTTTTAATGTTTGTGATTCATACCAGTCAGTAACTGATGTAGGTGTTAATGCAGAGTTAGTAGTAACCGCAGTTACTTTCATAATCTCAGCAGCAGTTCCAACACCAACAACAGCAATATAATCATTAGCGTCAATTCCTGCAATAGCAGTAATTACGATATTAGTATCAGTACCACTAGTATTAGCACCACCATTTACATCTGTTACTGCACCCGCAGTAGTCATAATGTTTATGGTACTTCCATCATTATGAGCTGTTGCAGTTGTTCCATTAATACCTCTAGTTGAAATACCAACAGCATTACCTGAGATATTACCAACACCCATCATCTCTCCACCAATCAATAAGATTGACTGGTTTGCAACGATACCAGTAACATTAGAAACGTTAAGTGAGTTAGCAGAAACTCCAAATGCAGCACCACCAGCGTTGTCAATTGTTGGTTTTTGTGTTACAGAGTTAAATAGGTGAATATCTTCATCATTTGTTATAGCACCTTGGTTTGTTCCACCAACAGATCTTGTAACAGTGATTGATGTTGATGCAGCACCTGTTGCACCAGCAATATTACATTCTCTAGTCGTCTTAAACTCATATGCACCATTCTTAGTATAATCTGCGTCAGTAATACTTCCACCAACAGCAACTTCACTAACAACCTTAACATCAATATTACCTGCACCAACTCCAGTAACGATTCCTTTAAGGTGTCCGTTAAGAGTTAATGATGTACCAATTCCACCAATTGTTGCTCCACCAAATGCCTGAGTGATTCCAGCACCAACTACAATACCTGCAGTATTAATACCAGCTAACGTTTGGTCTGTCTTTGCGTCAATTACACAAACCTTAACACCATTCGCCCATGTTCCTGGGTTCTTAGCAGCATAGTACCAAGTAGTACCTGATGCATAAGTGTTAAAATAATCATCTGTATTCTTAATCTTTAAACTAGTCAATGAAGATGCAGCACCAGTTGCAACTGCTGCATTTGCATTATTCAAAGCAGTTCCATCGGTTCTTACACATCTAAGAACACCACCATATGAAAGATATGATGCAGCAGACAACCAATATTCATATTGGCCACTTGTCTCTTGTGGTTCACCAAAAGTATCGACTAAATCCTTTTCGCCTTCTATTAATTGTGGGTCTTCTACTGGGCCTTTGACAAACGGTCCCGCAATGGCACCAGTCTGGTCACTAACTCCAGTTATCCCTCCCCTAGTAAGATCAACCTCTTTTACTTTAATACCAGGAGATACTAAGCCTAAACCAGCCATCTGATTTCCTCTACGAGTTCAGTTTTTATCTGAAAATATTTATTCTTTTCAACAATTTCAAATGGGGAAACACTGCGTGAACATCACCAGTCGGGATATTTCCAATCTCCAAAAGCAGAATTCTTTCTCCGATCAACGATCCTTCTTATAGTACATACCTTACATTCATATGAATATGAAGATGCAGCTGCCTTTCTATTTTTTCTAGTTAAATAAAATCCATCTATTAAATTCTTCTGTTCACTACAGACTCTACATTTTCTTTCTTTAAGGAATAGATGTTCAAGCTCAAACTGATCTTCTATATCCATTAATAATAATCCCACATGTAACTCATGTCACCATAAGTAGAATTTATATCTGACATATCTGCCTGAGTCCATCTATTACCTTCTTCATCAACAAACTCCTCCTCATCAACGGCCGTTGATATGAATCCAAATGGGGCCATGTCTTGTTCT